TAACCATTGTTGAAATGATCGCTGCTTTTTCTGATTCATCAGGAAGAATCTTTTCCTTTAGTTTACCTAACGGACCCTTTTTCTTCTCCGTAACCTCTTCCTTTACTTCATCTGTCATTATAGCATACGTGTCAAGGTCTGACTATTTATACTACAAAAATAGTTCCTGTCATAGATGAATGGAATTCACAATTATAATAATATGTTCCAGCTATTGCCTGACTTGTATCCCATGTAATATTACTACCGTCAGAAATTCCATTATTAGTAATACCTGCGGGGATATTACCTGGTGTAGGTAGTCCTGTAGCCTGTGATATCTGAATCCATAGTGGATGTCCAACAGCACTCATACCCAACTGTAAAGTGTCACCTTTCTTAAGATTAATAGTTGGATTTTGTTGTGAACTAATGGTTCCATTCCTATCAGTTCCATCAAAAACATAATTACCAGAAGATGCTATAACATTTAATGTATGTGTTTCAGGTCCATCAGCAGGAATCCTATATAAAATATTTTGTCTAGGATACACCTGTATACTTCCTAGCTTTGGAAGTTCTGTATCCCTTCTATGTCCTTTCAAAGTATCCTTATACCAACCAGCCAAGTAACCACTCTCTGGTCTTGGATTGTCTACCCTTAACTCAATGACATCACTATCAAAATATAATCCACCATTGCTTCCACGACATGTAGCATCAGCAAAGTTTCCACCAGCAACATCAAACGTCATGTCACCTTTCTTACCATACAACTGAATGTATCCAAGAACATCACTGTTAGTAAACCTTTCCTTACCAGTAGCTAAACATGCTGCAACTCCACACACCTGTGGTGATGCCATACTTGTTCCACTAATAGCCCAAAAATAATTAGGAGGACCATACTTACCATCTGCTGTACCATAACTATTAAAAGAAGAAACAATACTAACACCAGGAGCCCACACATCTACACGTGGACCAAAGTTAGAGAAGTCTGCTCTTCTAAAATCACTGGCAGTATCTATAGCACCAACATTAATCACACCTTTAGCATTACATGGACTAGATCCTCGCATGAAATAATATGTACTAGCACCATTAATAGTAACTCTATTATTCCAGTCAACATATGATGGATCAGTTGGCTCATTATCTGACATATAAAAATCACTGTTGCCAGCAGCACCAATAACAACTACACCATCTTCAATAGCATCCTCAACATCTGCATTCATAGCAGTGTAATGATAATTAAAATATCTCTTCCACTGACTCAATCCAAAATCCGCTTCCAATCCTGCCAAAGTCCACCCACTTGGATTAGGATTACTTGAACTATATACTGTTCCCCTATAGACTACAGTAGCGTAATCAGATAACGCAAACCCCTCATCAAACTGATCCCTAAGATTAACTCCATATCCCCAACTATGATTAGTAACTGTAGGATTTCTCTTACCTGTCTCAGGATTAATTGGTTTGTGCTTATGAAATGCTCTCAAGTAATCAAAACATAATAGTACAGGAACAGGTGTTCCTATACCAGAATTATTAGATAGAACCTGAAGACTATAAATGTCTGCTTCAGGAGCCCATCCATACCACTGACCAGCAATAGTACCTGCTACATGGTTACCATGATACTGTGTGTTAGCATTATTATCAATATAATTTGGATAACTACCTGAAGGTAATGTCTGTCCATCATCATCAATACTTCCCACATAAGTATTCAGTTCAGTATACCAATCATACTGTTTAAATCTCGTAACATTCTTTTCAGCACTCCACCATTCTGCACAATCAAATGATACTGGATCATCAACGATAACTACATCAACATGCTTTCCATTATTAAAAACACTTATACTATCTGTAACTTCTCCACTACCCCAAGATCCTTTCTTTCTCTGTGCATCATCTCCAGCCACATGAAGATGACCCCACTGCCTATTATCCTGAGCGAAGGTTCCTGTCTTACGAAAATCTCCAGCAACACCATAAGATGTATTGTTAACAACTTCTCTACCATACGGTACTGGAGTTATTCCTATGTCTTCTGGTCTCTGTTCACAAGCAAGCACCCTAGAATCATCACGTATAGTATCTGCTTGTTCCTCAGTCATATAATACTGTGTGTTCCTACTAATAGGACGCTTCAAATGGACACGATATCCATCGGATTCCATGTCAAAATAAAATCCTTCTAGATCCCCCCTTTCCTTTAGGGTTACAACGTAGATCTTATCAGCCATATCACACCTCTAACTGAACATATGTTAGTGTCACTGTAATACCAGCACCTACTGTACTTCCACTCTTATTAACCACCTTCAAATAAATTGATGTGTTAATAGGACTGCTATTATTAAATCCAATTGTACCAGGAGTAATGTTAACAATAGCACCATCAGAAGTAATAACCTCAGCAATCACACCAGAACCTGGAAGTGGATCTGTACTCTCACTCCTATTCTGATCTGCAGATCTATTAGCACTGTCGGTATAGAGTGTTACCCATGCAGCATGAGAGGTTTGGATCTTCAATAAAGCATATGTTTTTGCTGCTGTAATTGTAATGTCTTTTTTCTCACCATTATTAATACTAGCAGTTGTTGCTTGAGCAGTTTGTCTTGCTCCAAGACCTGTACCTATAGCATCAGTACCAGGAACCCAATTAGTGCCGTCCCATTTCAATACTTCACCAACAGCAGGTGCTGCTGTAGTTGTATCAACATCTCCTATGTCATCAATGGCATTGATTGTAGTACCAGTATCATCAGTACCATTAACCCATGCACTACCATTATATTTTATTACTTGACCTGTAGTTGGTGTTGAGATAGTTACATCAGAAAGATCATCAACAGCAGTAACAGCAGCACTAGCATCTAGAAGACCACTAGTAGAATTAATACTAAGATTAGCACCAACTTTAATACCACCAAGGGCAGAAGCAGTTGCTATCGGTAACGTATAATTACTAGTTATACCCTGTGCTTTCCATGAAGTACCATCCCATACCCATGTAATACCTGCTTCTGTATGAGCAAAAGACCCATCAGTTGCTTGTCCTGCGGTGTCTGGATAATTAATTGCCATTTATTCTAACCTATTGCGAGGGTTGCTTTCCATTCACCACCATAATATATAGCTTTGATGCTATAGGTGTTTAAATTATTTGCTTCTGGTGTACCAGTGATTGTTAACTGAGTAGCATCTGCACCATCAATACTTAATGTAGTTACACTACGTGCTGCATTTCCTTGCATTATATAAATTGTAAACTCAACAAATGTATTGCTAACTAGTTGAGCTCCAACCACCTTAACAGGAAAATCAGAAATAGCATTAGTACGGAAGAAAGACTGCGACTCCCACAACTTATACTCTTCTGTATCACCTGAAATAACTGGTGCTTCCTTCTTACCATGTTGAGTCAAATCGTTTTGGTTAGACCAATCACTTAGAGCATATTCTGCATTTGGAACACCATCAATAGTCTCTGGTGGCCATAGATCATTAGGACCATATGTTCCTTCAGCAACACTATTAAGACTAGACAAGTAAGTAGTCCAGTCAGTCAAGAACAATCCATTACCTGCACTGTTAGATGCATCAATAGTACCACTTCTATCAGGAAATCTAGTACCAACAAAAGAAATACATCCAGCAACAGTACCTCCAGCAGTTGCTACTGCAGTAGGAACCTTAGATGTATCTCTGGTATAAAACTTAACCTTACCTTTGTGGTTAGACATCTTCATGTCATCACCCAACCAAATAGAATTATCAGATAAGAATAAGTGTCTGATCTTCTTCTCTGCTGATCCTATATCATAAGTCTCATGTGCTGAAGGTAACAAGTGACCTGTCATCTTAAGATGATGTGTCTGTGCAGTACTGTCGTAAGCTGCCTCTAACTCTACTGTCTGATTACTGACCTTTGGAGCAAATGCTGGTGACAATGGTGGGCTAGTATCAACCCATTGAGAACCTGTTGGATCTCCATAAAAAACTTTTAGTCTACCTTCATCTGATTTCCACCAAAGGTCTCCATCATTAGGTGTAGCTGGTGCAGAATCATCTGTGGTAACAGTAGCACCACCTCCTGCTCCTCCAGTAGAATTAATTCTAAACCCTTCTGTTCCTATCTGATCAATAGTAATACCAGTACCAGCAGTAATCAAGACATCATCTTGTACTCCAAAACTATCAGATAATCTAATCTTAACACCAACAGCATCACCAATAGATGCCTGACTGTATGTTGTATTTGTATATGTCTTTAGATATCCCTCTGTGGCATGATTACCCCAACTATATGCTAAACCCCATTGTCCAACCTTGGCATCAGTGATAACTAAGTTACCCATGTCAATGGCAAATCCATTGGCATCAAGAGTACCTCCCAATTGTGGTGAAGTATCCTCAACAAGATCCAAGATACCAGAAGAACCAGTACCAACAATCCATTTAGAAGTACCAGTATCCCACTGGATATATGCTCCATCAGGTATAGGATTGGGAAGATTAACACCTGCTAAGTCAGTAATAGTAGCAGGTATAACAGGTCTTCCTGTTAACGATGAATATACACCATCAAATAGTACAGGTTTATTTAAAATCCTCTCAACACCACCACTCGCAGACCAATCGGAATTGACCTGCGATGGAGGGATAGTTGGTTTGTTACTTAGATCAGTATAGTCACCAGTAATTGCTACAGGAGCAAAGGTTGGTTTGTTAAGAACTACACCCAATCCACTAGTAGCATTCCAATCACTTTGAACCTGTGCAGCAGGTATAGATGGAAATGTTTCCCATGTAACTGAAGAACCAGTTGATTTTAAATAATCACCCGTGGTTCCAGCAGCACCTCCTGCTTGCAGCGGTTTGCCAGCAGGGATTTCAATACCTTCTTTTACTTCTACTGGTCCATTATCATTATAATTGGCGATTTGATTCGCTAATAACTTTGACATACTTCTGTCCTACAGTTGGCACTTTACAAGCTAGAAGTATTTATAATCCAGTTATGCGGGGTCTTTATCGTCTTGCTCTGCAGTGCCAAATGTAATAACATCTTGACCCATTCCACCTGGTACATTAACTGGACCTCCAGCAACTGTATTAAATGAAATAGTATCACTAGATGCTGTACCTGTAGGGGATACTGGAAATGTAAGGAAATTATCCATTGCATCCATATCACCACCATGAGTTGCATCTAAATTAAAATTATACTCTGCATTGTTCCTGTAATAATCATCAACATTATCAGTGAAACGAATAGGTGTAGTAAGAATAAGCTCACGTACCTTACCTAGTGCAGCAAACAATGTTTCAAGTTGTTCATCTTGCTTCTGTTCCAAAGCAATGATGATTGCCTTGCGAAGAGCTTCATCTGCTTCTTCAATATGCTTACGGATACTTCCACAGCTCATGATTTTTTCCTCTTTTTAGTAGTAGTTTTTTTCTTAGGTGGTGCGACACCACCTTCCCAAGCTTCATTCTCAGGTGTGTTGGGATCATCTGCTACCAGTTGTCCCTTCTTATTCCTTGCTCTCTTAGGAGTCACTGCTTCCTTTACTTTCTGTACTACAGATTTCTTCTTAGCAATCTTCTTAACAGCAGGAGGTTTCTCAACTGTCTTTTCAATTCTATAACAAACTGTCTCTACAGTTTCAAATGTCTCGGCAGGATTGCCAACACAAATCTTTTTCTGAGTAACAATGTGCTCATCATACTCAGTATGTTTAACAATTGTTCTCCCTAAAATCTCCCACTTCAAGTAGGATGTATCCTTAGGATCTTTTTTTGTTCTACGCTTAGCCATAATCATTCACCAATCATACTTATTTATTTCTCCAGGGTTCATGATGTGACAAGTCTAGCCACTTCTTGATCCAATTGAATACCCGTTTCATATATCACAAGGATTTTTAAACTTTGTAATATCAGTGGCAATATATTTATCGCCATTGGATTTCTTGATGAGAAAATCTTCACCACTCTCTATACGAGTAGTATATTTGCTTAGATCTTCTTCAAATTCCTTCTCAGTTAGTTCAATCATTATACCATACAACAAATTTCTTTTTCTTGCATAAACTGAATAGACTCTTGACATCCACCAAGATTGTCACCATTCATAACAACTTGAGGGAAGGTAGACCCAACTCCAAACTGTTCATAAAATGCTTCACTGGTAAAATCTCTATCCAATTTATACTCTACGTAACGAAGTTCTGATAACTGCAACACTTGAATAATCTTAACACAATATGGACACCCTCGTCTAGAATACACAGTGAAATTCTGCATAAGTAATTACCTAAGAATCTTTATCTTCTATATTTATTTGTACCGCTTGTTGTTCAACAGCAGCATAATCTTTATCAAAGATATCCAATCCTTTATCAGTAAGAATATGTTTGTACATACCCTCAAAAACTCCTGTTGGTATGGTACAAATATTAGCACCATATTCAAATGCTCTACCTACATCTCGCACATTTCTAATAGATGCTGCTAAGATTTCAGTAGAATCCCAAGACTGTTTCGCATAAACATTAGCAATATCTTTAACTAAACATAATCCACCAAATGAATTGTCTTCCACTCGTCCTACAAATGGTGACACATACTTGGCACCTGCTTTAGCAGCAAGTATTGCTTGGGAAGGACTAAAGATTAAAGTTACATTAACTTTAATATTATTTTCTGATAATTCTCTACACGCAAGAAGACCCTTAGGAGTACAAGGTACTTTAATTGTAGCACACTTGCCAAACTTTTTGTGTAATCGTTTACCTTCTGAAACCATGTTACCTGTATCACCAATGACTTCCATACTGATATCTGTGATACCAATATCTTTAATCTCTTGGTAAACTTCTTCATGGTTCCTACCACTCTTACGAATAAGAGAGGGGTTGGTAGTAAGACCATCAATCAAACCTGTCTTATAATGCTTACGAATATCATCCGTTATAGCAGTGTCTAGAAATATTTTCATTCGTTTAAAGCTTCCATCTTTATGAACTGTTCGTTCGTATTGTAGTATAATTTATAATTGATTGTTGCCACCCAATATCCTTTGATGTCATTTCCATCACAGTGGTATCCATACCCAGTGACCTGTTCCTTCACTCCATCAATGGTCAATCCTTTATTAGGATTTCCTATGTATGATTGATACTTCTCCTCAATATTGATCATCGTTCCTCAAAGTCTAGTTTACGAACCTTCCGTTTCCGTCGTGCCTCCTGATATTGTAAGTCATTTTCAGACAAAAGTGGTTGTTTCTTAACATAACTGTTAGAATTCGTTAACACTACCTGTGACATATCATTAGCAGATACAGTCTCTCCACGTATGGATGTCATATTTGGACACCCACACGTCTTTGTTTTAATTGGATATCCATGCAACTCAACGCCACAAGAACGGCACCTAACGGATAAATCCATTTTTCCTCAACCAACTTCGTGTCATAGGTGTGGGTTCATATGTTTCCCACATTGGTGCAGCACTAGCACATGCTTCTAATGCACTAGCAGTATGCCCATCTATAAATGCTGCATACATTGCTTCTGCTTCATAAGGTGCTGCTTCAATCTTATATGTTCTCATTGCAGTATTAGTAATCCAATCAGGAACCTCTCCATCCTGCAATATAACAGCAGTAAAAGTATTATCTAAAGTACCTGCCATACAATCTTGAGCAATGTGCCATCCTTCATGACGAATAACTGAAAGTAATACTTTTGGTTGCTCTATGTACTTCTTATTCAAGAAAAATCTATTCCTAGTAACATCATACAATCCCCTAGTATTATGTTTGAAGTATTTTTCATCAGCAAGATATGCTTCAACACCAATCAATTCTAAACTCTCAAAGATCTTATTCAACTCATTAGAATAGGGTGTAAAGTGTTCTCCTAAATCTTCAACACTATCAATTATACTAGTATCTTTAGTGCATTCCCTAAGCATCATACATCCCATAGAATGATAAGTATACCAATTCTTTATCTCAGGATCTGCCATGGCAGGAGAACACAGTCCCAATGTTAGGGACATCAAAGCAATCAATTTTTTCATCGGAAATAATCCTTTCTATAATAACGTCCAAGGATGTTGCTATTGTAATACGCTGGACTCCCATCCTCTAGAGCCTCTGTTAAAACATTGTTGATAAACAATTGTCTAGTCTCTTCAAAGTTTACTTTACCGAGGGTGGCATGGAGAGATAAGATCTCCCGTCTGAAATTGTCTTGTCCAAACTCTTTAATGTCTGCTGTAAGTTCTGGAGAACTACCGTAGTACTTTTTCCAGTTACTCTCAGACGAAACCTTCCGCTTCCCACCTCTAGGCTTTCTACGTTGGATGAAGTATTTACGGCCGATGTACTGTTTACCGCTTTGGATATTAGTAATCCTGTAGACGTAACCGAAGAAGTCGCCAATATCGTCAGAAGAAAAAGTTGTACCCTTGTATGTCCAGGCATTTGCATATAAGCTTTCACCCACGCTGGCCGCTGTGGTGGTTTCCATCCTAAAAATTTCATATCACTCTCCTATATTTATATCATTAATCCCAGGGGTCTGGTATTTCTTGATGCTTTCTTCCCACTCCTTCATGCTGCTCTGGCAATCGGGTGGTTCTGGATCCTTGATTCCTTTCTTCTTCTTCCAGTCGTTGTGCATAGCTTGCATCATCCAACTCTGGGAAAGACTCTTCGGTCCATTCTTCAAACATTCTGTCTGCATCGTACTCAGAACTTTCATACCTAGGTACTCTTCTCGCCACCCTTCTGACGGTTCTTGTTCTGTAGGCAGAATCATAATTGAAAA